CTAAAGGGGACAAAATAGCCGAAAAAATGTTTATTGGTGGCAGTAGATTTGTCAAGTCAAAGGATAAAGTAACTAAGATTGAAAAGGATGGCAAGGAAAAGGTTTACGCCCTTAAAACAGAAACCGAAAACTATATTGTTTGGGGATATGCTTCTGGTAACTCAGCGTTTTACGAAAATAATCCTATTGACCCCGACACTGCCATTATTAAAGAGTCTCAGGTTAAATATTTTACTGAGAGTAAAGGAGAAAGGACTGGAAGAATGGCGTTACTGCCTGATAATATTGTTATCTTCATTGCGGTTGACCCTGGCTTCTCTGAAGGAAGATTAGCCGATTACACAGGTTTTGTGGTAGTGGCGGTTGACGAGAGAGATAACTGGTATGTTTTAGAAGCAACACGGGACAAGGTCAGCGTTGGGGAAATGATAGACAAAATGTTTAGTTTAAACAAAGAATACGAACCTGACTCAATTAGTCTGGAAGTAATCGGGCAAGGACAGGCATTACTTAGTTCTGTTCACAACGAAGAAGAACAGAGGCGAACTTATTTACCAATCGTGGAGATAAAATCACAACCAATGATACGGAAAGAACAAAGGATAAGGGCAATCCTTCAACCGAGATTTGAGCGGGGTAAGATTTACATTAAAAAAGAAATGGACGACTTGTTTGACGAGTTGATTCATTTTCCTCTTTCTCAACACGATGATTTAATTGATGCCCTTGCCCAAATCGAAGACATTGCTTACTCCCCTAGCGAAAAGAAAGAAAAAATGAAAGAACATTATGGTTCAAAATTAGAGGCAAGGATTAAAGGCGACAAAGATGACGAAATTATTGATGAATTTCTTGGTGAGGATTACTAACTATTTCTTTCTTGTGGTAAAATAGATTTATGGCTTACCTTTTTGCGATTATTGTTTTATTGATTGCTTACATTGTTTACGAAAACGTAGCTTCCCGCAGAGAACGGGAGAAACTTCAATTGAAACTAATGAGCAAAAATGTGGAGGAATACAAAGAAGCAACTGAACCCGAACCTAAGTCGGTTGTTCCTGAAGAGGAATTGGATGAATATGAGGAACTAGAAAATGTTTCACCAGAAAAGTTATTAGAAGCAAAGGACAAATTATAAGATGGTGATTGCAAATGGAAAAAAATGGTCGAGCATGAAGAATGAGGATAAAATTTCCTATTGTGATGGTCTTCTTAAAGGGTCGGTTGGCAATCTTTCCAAAAAACATATCGAATGGTATCTTAATCGAATGTTCCTCGACGGCAACCACTACGCTACTTATAATACCGTTACCAATTCCCTCGAAACTAAACCACGACGCAAGCACGAAGTTCGCATGGTGATTAACACCACCAAGCCTAAAATTCGTTCTATTAAAAACTATGCTACCCGTGAGGAACCGAAGTGGGATATTATTCCTGGTGACATAGACGAGGAAACAATAAAGAATGCTAGGAGGGGCGGAAAAGTAATGGACTATCTTTATCGTCACCTTCACCTTGAACAAACAGTTGATGGCGTGGTTGATTCAATTCTTAATACCTCAATCGCTTGGGTGGAACTTGACTGGGATTCCGAGGCCGAGGGAGGCATGGGACAAGTAAAAATAATCCTACACGACTCTTTTGATATTTATTACGACACATCAGGTAAACTCTATGCTGGTAAGTATATTGGAAGGTACATCGCCAAATCTACTCGAAGGGCTACTGACGCAATCAAGGCTGACAAAAGGTATGATGAAACCGCTAGAAAAAAAGTAGTTAAAGATGACAACATTGCTGAATCACCAATTAAGGCAAGAATCATTAGAAAAGAGATTGCTCAAAGTGATTCTGAAGAGGAAAAGATTGAGAAATCCACGGTAAAAGAGTTTTTACTTTGGGATGACGAACCTAAAAAAGGTAAAGGGAATGTTTACCTTTTTACTTACTGTGGAAAAGAGGTTTTGCGAGATGAAGCTACCGACTTTTCTGAATATCCCCTCTATCTTTGTCAGGTAGAAATGAATCCCAACAAAATTTGCCAACGCTCTTGGACAGCCGATGCCATCCCTATAAACAAAGCAATAGACCGATTTGTCTCCCAAAAAATTATGTATGTCAACAAAGCATTAGTTTACAGACTTATTGCCGAAAAAGGGGCTTACCAAGGGAGGATTAGCACAGACCAAGGTGAAATCATCGAAATTGCCAAAGGTAGAAAGTTCAACCAAATGGCAATGACACCACTTCCTAACGATATTGATAGTTTGCTTAACCAGTTAGATGGCTACCATGAAGATGTTTTATCAGCCCACGAAGCCTCTATGGGGGCTTTACCAGCAGGAGCGAGGTCAGGAAAGACTTTAGAAGCTCTCCAAGCGGCAGAAGCCAATTCTCTAGCAGGAATCAATCGTTCACTTCGTTCTTTCTTAGAAGTAATTGGTAAAAGAATTTTAGAGATTATTGCTGATAAATATGTCGCTTCAAGAATAGTCAAAATTGCCGACCCAGAAAGCGAAACTGAGGGTGAAACTCCTGGCGAAGCAAGAAATTATTTGAAGGTGATTGGCGAGGGAGCTGAAAATAAACCAGAAGGAGCAACCATTATTTACAAAGACAACGAATTGATTGTTACTATTGGTTCTTGGCTCGGACACACTAGGGAAGCTAAAAGGGAAACAATCCTTGATTTGGCTAAACTTCAATACTTGCCAGCCGAAGAAGTTTTAAGACAATATGAGTTCCCCAACATTGATGAATTATCGAGAAAAGCAAGAGAACAAAGGTTAGAATCCCATGAACTAGAAGCTGAAATTGCTGGTAGGCGAGGTGGGGGAGAGGGCGGTCAACCAGCCCAAGCCCCAACTGACGAAATGGTGCGTTTAGCTGACCAAGAGAATATGCAAATGATGAATGGCGAGATTCTTCCTCCAACCGAAGGAGCAGATATGACTCACACCCAAGGACATATAGACTTCATGAAGACGGATGTTTACAAATCAGCCCCGACTAAAGCTAAAGACGCTGTTAGAAGCCACGCTGAGGGCGAAATACAATATAATGGCTTCGGACAATAGGAGGTGAAAATATGGCAGAAGTAGAATATACCCACGATTTCAAAATTAAAGTAGGCAACACAAACCTTGAGGGGGAAATGGAATTTAATGTAGATGGAGAAGCTTCTTGGTTGCCAGATGCGGCAGTGCCTCTTACTGTTTCCCAACAAGAATGTTTGACTAGGTTTTTAGCGGAACTTAAAAGAATATTTGTAGTTTTTGGTTCAATTAAAAAGATAAATATAAATGAGAAATAAATGAGATGGCACTTCCGAGTTCAGTCATTGATAGAGAAAACAAAAAGTTCGTTGAGGATGCTAATGGCGATGTAGCTGTAAGGACAAAGGCTTCTGCGGATGCTCCAACTATTCCTTCTGGTGCGGCAACAGAAGCCAAGCAAGACGATATAGTTACTGAACTAGGGCAGAAATTAGAAACAGCCGACCTCACAATTGATACTCTTGGTGCTAAAAAGGCAGTAGCAACAGAGTTATTAGATGCTTCTGGTAATCAGATTGTCGCTTTTGGTGCTTCTTCTTTTGCCACCTATGTCTCCACCACCACAACTTTGACCACCGCCAACACTGCCTATCTTCTTCCTTCTTCAGAACAAAGCGGAAGGAAATGCTTGGTAATTTACAACTCTTCTGATACCGATGTCTATTGGGGCGATTCTTCGGTAACAACCTCAACTGGTGTCTTATTGGAAGCAGGGGAAAAGGTAGCCATCAACAGTGAAAGCGGAGTTTATTGCGTTTGCGGCACTAATAGCAAAACCGTCAACGTCTTGGAGGCAAAATGAACGAAGCAGGAGTTTCTTTTTCCAGACACCCGATTTCTAAACTAGATGCTCGCTATGTCAATGTTATTGGCGATACAATGACGGGGGCGTTAACGGTTTCTCCTAGTATCACCGTGCCCTTGCTTATTGCTCCCTCAACTTCACTTGCCTTAAAACCGACAACCAATGCCACTACTGCTATCCAACTCCAAAATGCCGCAGGGACTTCTATCTTAAATGTTGATACTACTAATGGGCGTGTCGGTATTGGGACGACAGGGCCGCAAAATTTATTAACCTTGGCGAAAGCGGGTGAGGTGTCTTCTCGTCCTGGCATAGATATATTTGGGACTCTTGCGGCGGCCGCTGGTACACTCTACAACGCCGCAAGGATATATGCGACATTTGACGCTAACACTTATTCTAGTGCAAGATTAACGTTTGCCACACCGGCAGGCGTTGGAGCATTTGCAGATGTG